AGTTTGAATCATCCATGGATGAGCGTTTTTCTCATTATACCGGCGTGTCATTATCGGTGAATTCCGCGACGCAACTGCCGCCAAATTCCGGCTATGGCTCAATGATACTGGCCGCCGCGACCGATCCGGAAGCGGCAACCATGCGTACGCGTAATCATATCGTGATAGTGGAAAGCACCATGAATGTTCCAGCTAAAGCGCGGGATTGCCTCAACTGGGAAATGAACCGGCGTTATGGCCGGTCAAAAAAATTGCAGGTGACGGTGGATAGCTGGCGCGACAGCGCCAATCAATTGTGGGCCCCTAATACCTTGATACCCATCACCATTCCGGTTTTCGGACTGCAAAATGCGCTCTGGTTGCTGTCAGAGGTCACTTTTCTCAAAAATGATCAAGGCACTACCGCCCACATGGTCCTGATGCCGCCTGAGTCATTTATCGTAAAACCCTATCAGTCTTATCAATAATCCCCGGAGATATCAGGATGACAGACGTAAGCGGCCAGCTATCCCGGCTGTACCGGCAGGTCAGAATGTTGCTGGGCATTGGCCGGGTGACATCGATGACGGATACCGGTGTGACGCAAATGATTCAATACCAAACGCCGATGGAAGTCCGCGACAATACCGTACGGTTGGCGGAATTCGGCTTTTCTTCAGGACTACCGGCCGGTACCGATGTGATTATCGGCTTTTTAGGCGGGGATCGGTCAAATGCGGTGATCATTGCTTCAAATCACCAGAGTTATCGGCCTACCGGGTTAAATCCGGGCGAAACCCTGCTGTATTCACAATGGGGACAAACCATAAAACTGATGCAGTCCGGTATCGTCATCAATGCCAATAATCAACCGGTCACGGTTAACAATGCGACCACCGTGATCATCAACGCCGCCACCGGCGTGCAGATGAATACGCCGGTGCTCAAGGTGTCCGGCGACATTATCGACAATGCCAACGGCGGCAATACCGCGACGCTGAAAAATCTGCGTGATGCTTATAACCAGCACAATCACCAGGTGCAAAACGTACAAACCGGCGGTTCAACGGTGATTAGCCAACCGCCTGGGGGGCAATTGCAATGACCGATATCACAACGATCTGGAATGGCGGGCAATCGTTAGGCGATTGGCAGCCCGGGTTGGGCGATTTAATCAGCGGTAATGATTTGGAGACGGCTATTTTGATCAGCCTCTTTACCGATCGGTTGGCCCGAAATGACGATGATTACGACGGCAATGATCGCCGAGGCTGGTGGGGTGATACCGGCTCGGATTATCAAATAGGTTCACGCTTGTGGCTGTTGAAACGCCAGAAGTTGACCGCGGCCATTGCGGGCAAAGCGGAAGATTATGCCACCGAGGCCTTGCAGTGGCTGATCGATGACGGCGTGGTCAGCAGCATCCAGATTACGACCCAGATCGTCTATCCGAACCGGCTGTATATGCAGCTTGTTTTCTTTAAACCGAACGGAGATTCATCGTCGTTCAAATATTCCTGGGCCTGGGAGTAATATATGCCATTCAATCGACCGACATTGACCGAATTACGCCAGCGAAATGCGGCGTTTATTCAGTCGGAATTAAAAAACATCGGCGCCTTGCTGCGGTTTTCCAATTTGGGCGTTCTGGGGGATGCCGACGCGGGATTAACGTATTTGCATTACGGTTATCTTGACTGGATTGCGCAGCAAGCTACCCCCTATACCGCGACGGATGAATATCTGGCCGCCTGGGCGGCGCTGAAAAATGTAACGCAAAAAACGGCTTATGCCGCGCGTTGTCCGACGGTCGCCTTTACCGGCGCCGCAGGGGCGGTCCTACCGACGGCCGCTGTGCTAAATCGCAGCGACGGATACCAATATACCCTGGATAACGGTATTACCCTCGGTTCAGCTGGAACGGCCATCGGATCCATTACCGCGATCCTTCCCGACCCTACCACCGATATCACGGGCGGCGGTGAAGCGGGCAATGCCGATGCCGGTACGTTATTAAGTCTCGATGTCGCCATTGAAGGCGTCAGCAGCCAGGCCACGGCGACGGTGGCCATTACCGGCGGGGCGGATATTGAATCCGAAGCGGCGTTTCGTTCACGAATGCTGTTGGCCTATCAGGATACCCCGCAGGGCGGCAACGACGCCGATTACGCGTCCTGGGCACTGGCTGTTGCTGGTGTGACGCGGGTATGGGTCGTGCGCCGACTGATGGGCGCGGGTACCGTCGGAGTCTATGTCATGTGCGATGGCGGCGATACCACTAATCACGGTTTTCCCGTTGGGACAAATGGCATTTCTTCGCTGGAAACCTGGGGCGCCGTCAGGGCCACGGGCGATCAGTTGCGGGTCGCAGATAATATCTACCCGCTGCAACCGGTCACCGCTCTGGTGTATGTTTGTTCCCCTATTGCCACCCCGGTAAATTTCGACATCAGCGGCCTCACCAATGCCGATGCTACCACCACGGCAGCGATTGCCACTGCGATCGATAATGTTTTCTTCACCGAGGGTGCACCTGGCGGCACAATTTATCTTTCGGATCTAATGGCGGCCATTGCGGATATTGATGGCGCCGACGGTTTTATCCTGACATCGCCGACGGCCAATATCACCATGGCGACCGGCGGATTGCCGGTGCGGGGCACGGTAACTTACTTATGAGTAAATTCACCGTTGATGATTATACCGGCGCGTTTCAGTCATTAATGCCGGTGGGGGCAGTGTGGCCCAAGAGTTCCGACGCGGTGCAGACAGCCGTAATGAGCGCACTGGCCAACAGCTATCAGCAAAGCGATGACGCGGCACAGGCATTACTGGTTGGCGCGTTCCCGGCCACCGCCACCATTTTGCTTAGCGAGTGGGAGAACACGCTAGCTCTGCCGGATGATTGCGCTATCGGAGAAACGGACAGCATTGCGCTGCGGCAAAAGGCGGTTACGTCAAAACTCTTCAGCACCGGCGGTCAATCTATAGCCTATTTTATCTGTGTGGCCGCCTCGCTGGGCTATACCGTCACGATCAGTGTTTATCGGCAAGCCTGCGCCGGCATGTCTGTCTGCGGCGATGCGCTCAACGGCAATGATTACCCCTTTACCTGGCTGGTCAATGCGCCGACCACAACAATTTCCTATGCGCAATGCGGCCTGAGTTATTGCAGCGACCCACTGCGTTCATGGGGCAATAAACAACTTGAATGCCGGTTATCAGCGCTGGCGCCATCCCACACCATCGTAAAATTCGGCTACGCCGGGTAATTCCACAACCTTATTTTTAATAAGCGTCTTTATTGACGAGGACTGATTTATGCAAAAAATTGGCAATATCACCAATACCGCTACTGCCGCCGGGGAGTTTACCGATGGCAGTGTGGCCAGCGGTATCTCTCCCACCATTCTTGATGCCGGGTGGTTCAATACCGTGCAGCGAGAGCTCATCAATATTGTGCAGACGGGAGGGTTAACGCTCGATCCGACCAATGACGCGCAGGTATTGGCGGCGATTCAGACGTTATTTTTGCAAAGGGCAAATAATTTTTCTGAAATCAAAGCGGCTGGTGCGGTAGCTCAGGCGGCGGCTCTAACAAACCTTGGTTCAAGCGATGGGACGCTGATAGGCAGATTGCTGAACGTACAGACTTTTGCGGCGTCGAGCGCGTACACACCAACACCAGGAACACGACTGGCATTAGTTGAAATGATTGCAGGCGGCGGATCAGGGGCGAGTGGTGCACTTAATGGTTCAGGGTTTTATTCCGGTGGTGGTGGCGGATGTAGCGGCAGTTATTTGAAATTTTTAATCCCTATTTCTGCATTGGCTACGCCAGTAACCGTAACTATTGGGTCCGGCGGTTCTTCAGTAACAAACGCCGCTGGTATTGCTGGCGGCAATACTTCTTTCGGGACATATGCGACAGTTTTGGGCGGTAACGGGGGATTGGTATTAGTGTCATCAACATCTATTCCTGCCATTTATGGCATGACTCCCACTCGTACCAGCTACACACTGTCAGCAGCCGCGACATTGATCGATTATGATTATGGTCAATGTGGTGGTGATTGCATTATTCAAACGAATGGCTGTCGCGGTGGATTTGGGGCTGCATCAAAATTAGGTGGTTCCGTCTCTGGCGCTGGTATCAATACTACGGGGAATGCGGCGGTCACTCCAGGAGGCGGCGGTTCTGGTGTAGCAAGCAATAGCAGTAGCGTGGGCTATGCATCAGGTGGTGGATTTAAAGGTTATTTGAAAGTTTGGGAGTATGCATAATGGCAATTTATGCAATCATTGAAAACGGTGCCGTTATTAACACGATAGTATGGAGCGGCCCTACGGGTAGTGCCGATGACTGGACGCCGCCCACCGGCAGCACTGTCGTTATCATCCCAAATGGCACTGTTGCCGGGATTGACTACACCTATGACGCCACAAGCAAAGCATTTACCGCGCCGACTGAGACAACCAGCACGGGGTCATAAATCAATCCGTCGTTCCTGCCGGCGGCGCAGTAAAGCCGCCTGCTACCGTATAACCCCAACCAATCCAAGCCGGAGAACCTTCAGGAATAAGAACTGCCGTTACACCGTCCGGCAAGGAAAGAGGGTTATTTTTCTCGTCACCATCCCAAACACAGACATTGATGACAATCCCATTTTGTACTAATGCGTAATTCTGATCCATTATGCGTACTCCCAAATAATTACTACACCTGATGCGCCATTCCCGCCGTGGGCGGCAGTGGTAATTGATGCGTTGCCGCCGCCACCTGGCCCATATCCAGAGCCGTTCGTGGCGGGAATTGTACCCACCGATGCTGTGCCAAAGCCGCCGTTGCCGAGGGGAGTGTTGCCTCCGTTACCGCCCAAATAGTTTGGATCTATTCCAGTACCATATGCGCCTGGAGCACCATTACTCGCGTTGATTAAAATGACACCAGTTGAGCTATATGCACCACCGAGTCCGCCAGGAGCGAGACATGATATAACTCCGGAAACTGGCTGCTGTGATATTCCGCCGCCGCCACCGTTACACGTTATTAAACTGTCAAACGTTGTAACCCCTCCAGGGTTAGAGGCTACACCGGAAACTGAAGCAGTAGTGCCAGTGCCAGCTGAGCCGATGATGATTGAATATGATACTGGTAAACTTGAAATTAAAGCTTTCACATAAGCGCCGGCACCCCCGCCCCCGCCGACAATTTTAGTAGACCCCGCTTCCTGTCCGCCTCCACCAGGGCCAACTACTTCAACTATCGCAAAGTTAGCGCCGGGCGTTTTTGAATAACTTCCTGATGATGTGATTGTCTGTACGTTCAACAGTCGCCCCTTGAGCGTCCCGTCGCATGAACCAAGGTTTGTGAGAAAAAAGGATCTAACCAAACTTTTTTGCAGCCAGTGGCTTCTTGGCACAATTTTCCCCTTTTTAGGGTGGAAATTACCGTGCTGATTGGTTATATCAGCGTGTCAACAAATGACCAAAACATCGATTTACAGCGTGATGCATTACAGAGTGCAAATTGTGAACAAATTTTTGCTGATAAAATCACCGGCACCTCAATTGAGCGGCCGGGTTTAAATCGGGCGCTCCGGGCGTTATCACCTGGCGACACACTGGTCGTCTGGAAGCTGGATCGGCTTGGGCGGAGTGTCCGCCATCTGATTTCATTGGTTGAAGATCTAAAAAATCGCGGCATACATTTTCGCAGTCTGACGGATTCCATTGATACCAGCGCTGATTTTAGAGGTTTCTCCCAAAACAATTTATCGATACATCCCTGCGCGAGAACAACATGCCCATCTCTCCGCCCATATACCGAAAAGCTGAAATATGAATTTCAAGGTTTTAAGCTGAGGTCATCTCAGCCAGTCTTAACTCGGCTCCTCTTGACTGCGGTACTCGCCGTATAACTAAGTAGCCATGGCAGGGCTTTCTTGATGGACCTTGCCAGTTTTTTTTCTATGTTATAGTAGTGCATAATTTCCTTACGCGACTCCCGGCCTCCCCTCATTACAGGGTAGTTAGGATGAGTGTTAATCCATAACGGCCTAATGACTTTAAATGCTTGAAAACAACGCCCTGTTACCAACGCCAGCAATCCAGGCGCAGCCCGGAATTGACAGTAATTTCCCATCCCAACGCTTCTCCGTTGCGCCGATGCTCGATGGGATTCACTGGCTATAAAAAACAATAAGTTAAAATTTAATGGGGTGCTATTGGGGTGCTGACTCTTGCAATAATCACCCCACAATCTGCGTTTATCTGCCAAGCGCTAATCAAATTTGAGCCGCTTGACGCCGCTTATATTTGAGCCGTTCCATTTCGTCTTGTGCCTCTTGACGCCTTCTATCGATAAAATCAGCCAGGTCTTGAACGTGCACAATCCGCGGCGCTTTTTGACTATCTCCAATACGGAAAGTGGCTATCGGTAAATCACCTGCGCCAGCTTTTTTATCTGCGGTCGCTGGCTTCATGCCCAGGTATCTTTCGGCTATATCGGATAACGGTATAGTGGAGGATTCAAACTCGGCCATCAGCAAAAAAACAGTATTCATTATAGCCTCGTTGATATTATCGGCCGTTTCCGGCATCACTCATCATGCGTTGTGGATCACCCAGCACAAATACTCGGCGGGTAAACCCGTCAGGTTGTGTATATTCAGCTTTCAATCGCGCACGGCGCTGTTTGTCACGAGCATTACAGCAATCAACACATTGACGGCTGGCTGTGTAGCGAACGGCGCCATGGCCCACTTTTTCGCATTGCCTGCCGAGATATAATTTGTCGCCGGCGGTCGCCGCTTCGGCAAATGGTTTCAGGTCCACCCGCGGGATAAGTTTGGGCATCATTCTTCTCCCCGCAAAACAGACAGAATGATGGCCTCGACATTTATGGTCATGATATTGACGGTCGCGCCATCCATCCCTTTATACAACCACTGCACCACTGCTTTTGCCGCCCGTTCCGCACGTTCGGTGTCTACCGTTACTACCCGACTTGCTGCGGGTTGAGAGCTTGTGAGCAGTCGCTCTATTTCATCATGTGCTTCACCACACTGCACCGCGCTGTAACGTCCACGACTGCCATCGCTGTCGAGCATGTGATTGATTGCCGCCCGCAATTCTTCAGGCACTGATTCCGGCGGATGAACAGGGCATGGCCAGCGTAGAGAACCATCACCAGACGGGCAGGTACATTGTGCCGACGGTTGTTGAGTGGTCGCCAGAATTGTTTTTAGCAGTTTAGCGACATCGCCGGCCCTGACATTTCCCATCACGCATACGGCGGCCTCCCATGATTCACAGCATGCCAAGAGCTCAACTGCTGTTTTGTAGTCATTCTCGGTCATGCCACCACCACCCTGCCATTCAACTGATAGGCTACGGCCATCTGTTCGGCATCATTCATCGCGTCATGTAGTGCGTTGTGTTTGATAACGGTGAAGCAGGGCTGGTGGTCTTTCAAATGTCCCAGGATGCCGTGGTTCATGGCATCGATATAGGTTCGCACGTCACGTTTGCCGTTATATTTCCATGGGCATTCCATGCCGCACATGCGATATGCATGCTCGAGGATGGAGCCATCAAAATCAGTACCGCGAAAAAAAATTCGGGCCTCGCGGTGCTGGGCTATCCAGCTGGAGAGATTGAGTAGTTGGGTTTCCAATGGTTCCCTATTTCCTTCGAGCGCCAAGCGAGCCTCCTCGCCTTGGCCACGCCACCATTGCTGGGTTTCACGGCTGACGGAACGACTCATCATCAATTGATCGAACGTGTTAACCAGACCGTAAAACGCGAATTTGGAATATTCTGCTAGTTCCTGGTCATGGGCAACTTGCAAAATATTGGCCTTGGTTTCGTTATAATTACTCACATCGAAAGCAAAGCCGCCGATTGATAAAATTACCGCTGAGGGCTTTATATCCAGCGTTTCAGTATCGATCGTAATAACGTTAATCATAATTTTTCTCCAACCAATTGATCCCATCGATTGAAAAACTGACGTTCTGCTTGGGTATGGGTCAGCGGGAAAACAATGATATCCGCTGCGGGAATGCCCTCTAACATTGGCCAGAAAGTTTCGGTATCAATTTCCAGATCACGGCGCTCAGTAGCCAGCATGATCAGGTCCGCTCTTTTTACCTCACGGCTCATTTTTTCCGGTAAATGGAATTTGCGTCGGATCACCGCATCAATACGTTCTTCGATGGCGCGGTAGTCGGGTAAAAGCCCCTTCAGTGGGCTGGGAATATCTTTGCAGTAAGCTTCTGCAGCGTCATGCAACAGTGCTTCGAGGTAAAACTCCGGTGGCACAATCAAACTTGTCAGATAAGAATGCTGGGCCACGCTATAAAACCCTGGGCAATGGCCGGCATATCTGCACTCATTTGATAAAGCGTGAGCAATATCGCTAATACAGATCGAATCAATATCGGGATTAACGAAATCGAAATTATGGCCGCTAAAAGTGGTTATCCACGTCATTATTAAGTTTCCCATATTTGGGCTGAGCGAAGCCCTTGCTGTGAGGCAATATTAAATTTTGATAAGTTATTTAATGCCCCAGTCGGGGCATCACATCATTACGCGGTAAATTTGCCGATAAACGTTTCTACAGTGCTGCCATTGAATTTTTCGATCAGCAAATCTCGGAACTCTGCTGCTATCTTTTCCTCGACGTCCTCTAATTGAACAATCCTCAAAACAAGAATAGGGCGATCAGAATTGATAATGCTCAGCCGCAGCTTAATTGCACGTTCAGTGAGTCCCTCATAGGTGATGCATTTAAATTCAAATGCCACCGGCATGATTTCCTGCGTTTTTGCCTCAACACTTTCCATGAGTGAGCGTTTGCCGCTGAAATCGTTGTCCTCATAGTCGGCTTTCTGGTTGGCCTCAATAGTGATTTTTCGCAGTGCGGCGGCCGATTTTTTGGCATCAATAGCGTCGCCGTTCGAGGCGAAACCGATAATGTATTCCGACCAGTCCTCAATCCATTCGGCTAGTTCTTTTTGCGATTTCCGCTCGCCGTTAATATTCAATATCGCAGAGAACGGCGCAGTAGCCTTTAATGATAACGACGCGGTATTATCTGCATGCCCGGGAACTTCGATAGTGCCGAGAT